GTGTCGTGCAGTACCCCCGTCATAAAAATCTAAGTTTTGAATTGAAAGGGTGACCATGATTCCAATCGTTGCATCACTGCTTGGTACATTGGCTCAGAACGGTCTGGGCCTTTTGTCTTCTGCGATTCAAGCAAAGGGCAAAGAAGTTGTTGAGAACGCGCTGGGCGTGAAGATTTCCGACAACCCATCTGATGCTGAAGTTGCCAAATTGCGCCAGCTTCAGTTTGACCACGAAGAGCGCCTGCTTGAACTTGGCATTGAGAAGGCTCGAATTGAGCAAGAAGAGTTGCAAGCACTACTCAAGGCGCAGGCAAATCAAGAAGACAACGTCAGCAAACGCTGGCAGGCTGATATGTCTTCGGACTCTTGGATGTCAAAGAACATTCGCCCCGGCACTTTGGTTTATATCCTGACTGCCTATCTGCTGTTTGCAGGTCTAAGTGCCGCAGGTATTGAGGTCAATGAGGCTTACGTCAACCTGCTAGGTCAGTGGGGTATGTTGGTCATGACAGCCTACTTTGGTGGCCGCACCGTTGAGAAGGTCATGGAGATGCGCAGAAAGGACAAAGAATGAGCCTGAGTCAAGAACAAGCCGCATTCCTGCTGGATGCCTGCTCCCTCATTAAATACGCCACAGATCAGGGCTTTATGGTCACTGGCGGGGAGTTGGCACGCACCCCTGAACAACAGGCCCTGCACGTCAAAGCAGGCCGCTCGAAGACCATGAATTCGATTCACCTTAAACGATGCGCTATCGACTTGAACTTCTTCAAGGGTGGCGCGATAATTTGGGACAAGGAGACGCTTGCTCCATTGGGCGCATACTGGGAGTCCTTACACCCAAAGAATCGCTGGGGCGGCAACTTCAAATCACTCGTAGATTGCCCTCATTTTGAGCGCAACGTAGGATAAAGGGACGATGCGATGACAACAATCCCATCATGGGTGATGACGTATGACAGTTTGACCTCCACGGTACTTCAGTATTTGGAGCGAAGTGACACCGCTGTTGTCAATGCGATTCCCACATTTATCTCGCTGGCCGAGTTTGAGATTGCCCAAGCAATTAAAACCCTTGGCCAATTGCAAATTGTTGAGTCAACCATGACTGCAAGCAATGCCATTTTGCAAAAACCAGCACGCTGGCGTAAGACGGTATCAATGAGCGTGACCGTGGGTGGTAAAAAGCAACCCGTCTATCTGCGCAAGTATGAGTATTTGAAGAACTATTGGCCAGATGCCGATGAGACCAATGTGCCCTTGTACTATGCCGACACCGATTGGGAGCACTGGTACATTGCCCCAACACCTGATTTGGCTTATGCCTTTGAGGTTCTCTACTACGAGCGCATTGCACCATTGAGTTCTACCAACCAGACAAACTGGCTGACTCAAAACGCCCCGAACGCTATGCTGTTTGGAACCCTGTTGCAAGCCATGCAGTTCTTGAAAAACGACCAGCGTGTGATCTTCCAACAGAAGTACACCGAATCACTCCAATCACTCAAGTCTGAGGATGTGGCGCGAGTTGGTGATCGTCAAGCCGTTGCCGTGGATTCCTAAAAATGACAAGTTACATAAACCCATACACAGGTCAGACGATCAGCCCATCACAAGTGGGCTACGAACAACTGACCATTACAACCGACACAATCCTTCAGTGGCCAATCAATGGCAATACGGACAGTGTTGTTGCCAACATCATTGAGGTAACTGCCTCAACCGCAGGCTTGAAGTTGTACATGCCTCCAGCCACTTCTGTGTCTACTGGACAGAGTGCATTGATTCGCAATATCGGAGCCAATTCTTTTACGGTGGTAAACACAAGCGGCACCACGATTGTGTCGATTGCTTCAGGTATCGCTCAATATATCTACGTTACCAACAACGCCACCATCAATGGCACATGGGGCACGGTGACGTTTGGCGCAGGAACTTCTGCGGCAAATGCGGCCACACTGGCAGGCTACGGCCTTAATGCCGTAAGCACCACGCTGAACACAGTGACTCCCGTCACGACGTTTTCATCTGACTATCAAATGCTCCCAGAAGACCAATCGTCTTTGTACGTTTGGACTGGCGGTGCTGGTACTGTTACTTTGCCAGCGGCGGCATCTGCTGGTGCAAGTTGGTACGCCATCATCAAAAACGATGGCACTGGTATTCTGAACGTTGTTCCAAGTGGAGCAAACACTATTGACGGTGAAGTCAGCAAGCAATTGCAAATTGCTGAGTCGTTTGTTCTTGTGACTGACGGGACAACCTTCTACAGCTACGAATACGGCCAGTCTGCAACGTTCTTCTTCACTCAGTTGACCAAGAATGTCACTGGTGGAACTGTGACGTTGACCTCTGCTGAGGCGGCCAGCATCATTCAAGAATACACAGGCACTTTGACATCAAATTGCACGGTCATTCTTCCCCCAACGGTGCAGTTGTATTCGTTCCGCAACAACACGTCTGGCGCATTTACTTTAACGTTCTCAACTGGTGTTGGTGGAGCGTTGACAGTCAGCTTGCCTCAGAATCAAACAATTCTTGCAATTTGTGATGGCACAAACGTTTACAACGCACAGACCTCAACTTCATCATTCATCAATGCATTGACATTGGGTAACGGTTCTGCGGCCGCTCCATCTCTGTCATTCACTGGTAGTTCAACGACTGGTTTGTATCTTGCCGCTTCAAACCAGTTGGGCTTTGCAATTGCTGGCGTTAACGCAGGCACCTTAGCCGCAACTGGATTGCGCCTTCCTGTAGGGATCATTGGTGGAGCGTTCTAATGACAGCAAAGGTCGTCACGCTTCAAGTAGGCCCCGGCATACAGCGGGACGGGACAATCTTTTCGTCGGTGAGTTATGTGGACGGGAAGTGGGTTCGCTTCCAATACGGACGCCCTCGGAAAATTGCTGGATACAACGGAGCGTTTTTGAACGCCACAGGGATCAGTCGCGGGATGATCATGAGCGCAGAGAATGGGCTCAACTACGTGATCTCTGGATACAACAACGGCATCGAGCAATGGACGACTGACAACGACAATGGTGTGGGTTTTGGCCCAACACCTGTGGAGCCAGTTGGCTCCGTAGCATCAATTGGTATCACCACCCAAGGCTCGGCATACACCAACGGCACATACACTGGCGTGTCTATTACCACAGCCGCTGGAACTGGATGCACAGTTACTGTGACGGTATCCAGCAACTTGGTGTTTAGCGTGGTCGTCACCAGTGGCGGTGTGAATTATGTTCACAATGCGGCGGTCACAATCTCTGCGGCAAGCATTGGCGGCACAGGATCAGGCTTTACTGGGTACATTGATGCCCTCACAACCTATGCTCCAAGCGCAAACACGCTGTGGCAATTTGACATTGGTTACGACGCTTACGGTAACGGTCAGAACAACCTGATTGCACACCCCGGCCAGAACTTGGCCGACATCTCATCTTCGGTGAACACGCGCCCCATGTTTGGCCCGTTCACTGGGACTACATTGCAACCCGTCGGTGTGTTCACGGACACAGCAACAACGACCACAGGTTCTTCCACAATAACCTTTCCAAACACCAACGTGGGTATTGGTGCTGGCGTGTCCGTAACAGGCACTGGCATCCCCTCAGGCACCACGGTGGTAAGCGCACAAGAAGTTTCTGGAGTGTGGACTGCCATATTGAGCGCAAATGCATCAGCATCAACACCAAGTGCTTTGCTGGCTGGCGTTGCGGTAACTGGCACTGCTGGACAATTTTCTTGCACGGCCACAACCAACATTGCAGTTGGCCAAGCAGTTGTCGTAACAGGAACATTGACTGGAACCGCCACAGGTATTGCCGCTGGAACGTATTACGTTATTGCCACCAACACAACAAGCACATTTACCTTGTCTGCCACATCTGGCGGTGCGGCAATCACCACCACGGCAGGGTCAACAACCGGGCTTACGTTTGGCGCTTACTCGACTCTGACTTTTGACAACAACATCTCTGTGTCTGGCGGCATCGTCATGTTGTTCCCTTACCTTTTTACCTATGGCAACAACGGTTTCATTGGAAACTGTGCGGCTGGTGACTTCAACAACTGGACATCGGCCGACTCGAACCGCAACAACATCTCTTCCACCAAAGTGGTGAAGGGCCTGCCAGTTCGGGGCGGTACAACATCACCTGCCGGCCTGTTCTGGACGTTGGATTCTGTAGTGCGGGTCACCTATTCACCCACCACCGTAGGAAACCAGACGCTGTATTGGCGTTATGACTTGATCACACAGCAGTCTTCTATTCTTTCAAGCCAGTGCGTAATTGAGTACGACGGCATCTTTTACTGGGTGGGTTCTGATCGTTTCCTCATGTACAACGGTGTTGTGCAAGAGGTCGAGAACAAGCAAAACAACAACTACTTTTTTGACAACCTGAACTACGTCCAGCGCCAAAAGGTCTGGGTGAGCAAGGTGCCTCGTTGGGGTGAAATCTGGTGGTTCTTTCCTTCTGGTGATTCAGAAGAGTGCAACGACGCCATCATCTACAACGTGCGTGAGAAGGTGTGGTACGACGCTGGCCAAGCCTTGGGTGCGCGCCGCTCTGCTGGTGTGTTCACCGAAGTGTTCCGTCGTCCTATCTGGGCAGGCAACGTTCAAAACACGGCCGGCAAGTACACACTGTGGCAACACGAGACCGGAACGAATGAGGTGTACACCAATCAGGTGAACGCAATTGACTCGTTCTTTGAGACCAACATTCTTGGCACACGCATGGGCCTTGTGGGTACCGTAGAACAGCCCGGCGACAACGTCTGGACTCGCTGTGAGCGCATTGAACCTGACTTCGTGCAGAACGGCAACATGGAAGTTGTTGTGCTGGGTAAAGGCTACGCCGAAGACACCACGCAAGAATCAGAACCGTATACGTTTGCCCCAGACACGCTGAAGGTTGATATGCGTGAGCAGTATCGTGAGATGCGCATGCGCTTTAGGAGTAATACACAAAACGGAGACTATTTCATGGGCCGGGTGCTTTTGAGCATAGACACTGGCGATGTACGTGGCACAGGTAATCCATAATGACTGCCTATGACCCTCGCGGAATGACTTGGGATCAGTACTGCAAACTGATGGTTGAGTTATTCGCTTCCCGGCAACTTGCTGTTGTACCTCAAGAGCATTGGCGGGAATGGGTTGATGGGTTCTCGACGTTTGGTGGTCTTGAGCAATCAGGGCTTCCAGATTCGAGGGCATTTCATAACTGGGAAGAGTGGGCCGAGCAAGCTGTCGGCATTTTAAATGTGGGGGCACAATGAACTTTTTAGATTTACTGAACATGGTGGCGCGGGAGGCGCGCCCTTCGTTTCGAGACCTTGCTCCGCTTGAGAGCATGGAGACGCCATTTAAAGAGACTGAACTTGACTCTCTTGATGGCCTAATGATCGTCATGTACATGGCCATCATTTACGACATTGAAGACGACTTGGTGAAAGAGTTTCACCCTGAGACTCCACAGCAATTGTTTGACTTCTTAGAAGAGCACAAAAAACGAGACCCTGCGTCGGTTGAAGAGGCGCAGGAGTTGATCAAATGATTTACCTCAGCGACTACCGACTTGCGTCATGCACCCAGACCAAACTGTTTGAAGACATCCGCTTCCCTCAGGTGGTGAACTGGTTTCCAGAATCCTACGACAAGGTCAAGACTGGCTTGTTCTACCCTCCGCACCGGGTTGCCGACAAGGTAATTGATCAGAAGTTGGCCAAGACTTTGCGTGAAGACACTGAGGCCAAGACAGCATTCATTCTGGCTGGTGGCAACGGCCACTTTGCTGGCATCAACGCCGTCAAACAAGAGCCCAACAGCCTGACCTACGAATACAAGTTCCTGCCGCTGACGCTGACTCAGGTATACGCTGGCCGTACCGCTCAGATTTTTGGTGCGGTAGACCACATAGTGACCGACTCCACCGCCTGCGCTTCCAGCATGAAAGTGCTCATGGACGTACAAACCCTAATGCGCTTCTACGGTTTCAACCGGGTGATTGTGTTGGCCGTGGAAGATCAAGTAAGCAACCTGACTTTGAACTTTTTCGGTGAAGCACAGGCATCGCTGGCTTGGAAGGACGAAAAAGAGGGTGTCCTACCCTCGGCCTTCGACAGCGTAAACGGCGGCTTCCACGTGGGTCAGGGGGCCTGTTTGGCGGTGTTTGAGGACGAAGCCACGGTCAAGCGCCGTGGAATCACCCCCAAGGGCCGTCTTTTAGGGGCCTATACGGCCTCAGAGAACTGCGCCAATGCCATCGGCCAGACTGATGACGGCGAAGGCTTTGTGAAGGCCTCAAAGGGCGCGCTGAAGATGGCTGAATTGACCCCGGCATGCATTTCGGTAATCAAAACCCATGGCACGGGCACCAAATCCAACAACCGGGCTGAAAGAGCGGCCATTGAATCGACCTTCACGGACTTTGTGGCCACCTCGTACAAGCAGGTAATTGGTCACACGATGGGCGTAAGCGGCTTGCTTGAAACATGCATGTTGATCGACAATATGACCAACGGGTTTGTGCCGAGCATTCCAAACAGAACGCAAGAAGACGACGTATTCTTGTCGCACGACATTGAGGCTCCGAAAGGGGCCATTTTGTCATTAGCGGCTGGTATGGGTAACGTTTATTCAGCCGCAGTAATGACAACGGAGTTATGAAATGCAAATAGATTCAAAAAAGCAGAAACTAGATACAGGCCAGATCATCGGCATTTTTCTTGAGAACAATAAACAGCCTCACTCACCTCAGGTGATGATGCCTGCCATCCTTGACGAACTAAGTCAGCCCAATACTGAAGTCAAACAATTTGGCAACACTTTGTTTGAACTTCACAAAGGCAAAGACGGCCAAGGTTTTTTCAAAGCATTTAATGCAGACACAGGCCCCAACTTTGTGGAAAACAGCAAACTGTTTACCGTGTGGGCTAAAAAAGTTTTTGGAATCAAAGTATTGGTCACAGAATTTACCGATCCCTCTCTTGAGCGATTGTTCAAAATTATTGCGATGAACCCACCGATGCCCGGAATGGGCTATCAAGTCTTTCGAGCAAAAGACGGGAAAACTCGCATTGGCTTGAATTTAGGAGAGTAATATGTCAGCAGTAGTCAGTGCAATTGGCGACGTTTTTGAAGCAGTTGGCGACGCCGTTGGTGCCGTTGTCGAGGGCATTGGCGACATCGTTGAGACCGTAGTTGAAGAGGTTGTTGAGCCTGTCGTTAAAGCAGTAGGCAACACAATTCAAGCGGCCATGGACGACCCTCTTGGCACGATGGCCAAGATTGGTGTTGCCATCTACGCGCCCAGCCTACTGCCTGCGTTCAACTTTGGCTACAGCGTTGCTACTGGTGTCCCACTTGAGAAGGCTTTACTCAACACTGGTCTAAACATGATTGGTGCTGAGATTGGAACTTTTGCTGGCAATCAAATTACATGCGCATTTGATTTAAGTTGCGCCGCCAGTAACGTGGTGACCGCAGGTGCCAAGGGTGCTGTGGCATCTGGCCTTAAAGGTCAGAACATTGTGTGTGGTGCTGTTGGTGCCATGGCCAACAACTTGATCAACACTGGTACTAAAGACCTTACCAGAAGTCTCAGTAATATTTGTACATCATCGGGTGGCCTTCCAGTTACTGCTGTTGCCGCAGGCGATGATTGCGCACAAGGCTGTGCATCGACAACAAACCTTGGCGCATTGCCGGGCGGCGCCACAACTCAGATTGGCGAAAACACTGACAACACGGTCACTGTCACTGGTAACCGTGACTTTTGCACAGATGTTTCTGGCACTTCTACTGGTTTGACCCGTAGCCTTGGTACCATCGGATCGGCCGATACAACAGGCACCGGAGCCACAACGGGCACTGGTGCTCTTGATACCGTCACCGTCACTGGCACAAGACCAACTTGTACTGACTTGACTTGCACATCAAATACAACTGTTACTGGTGGCTTGCCAACAACCACAGATACCGTAAACACGCCTATTACAGAACTTCCACCAGTCACAGTGACCGCAAAAAGGGATGCTTGTGAAGTAACTTGTTTGCCAACAGTCAATGTGACTGGCACACGTGATACATGTACTACTCCAACACTTCCAACAGTTACGGTTACTGGAACAAAAGATGCGTGTGAAGTTGGTTGCACCAACGTCCCATCAGTTCCCTCCCTCCCGACAGTTACGGTTACAGCTAAGAGAGATGCATGTGAAGTAACTTGCGTATGTGATTGCGAAGATGAGCCACCCGTGGTCAAACCGCCCGTAGTCAAGCCGCCAAAAATCAAGATTCCAAAGATCAAGATTCCAAAAACAAAAACAGTGCAAACTGTGGGAACGCTTGGTACTCTTGGTTGCGGTGCTATCCCATGGCTTGACACACGCGACTCGTTGTTGCGCAATCAAATTGTTTTTGACAAAACTAATCCTGAAACGCCCAGTCAAACTAAGTTGCAGGACATTTATGGCCGCATGGATGGTTGCTTGGCTAAAGAAATGCAAGACCGTTTTGGAGGTGTGCCTCAGATCAAACTCAACCCGTTTGGCGAACCTACGGGTGGACTTGCGCACGGTGGCAGTTTTGCGGAGGGCGGCAACGTTGAAGGCTCAATGACCTATTGCTACAACCAAGACGCCAAGTACATGCCCAAGTTTGTAAATTGCGGCTCGGACATGTTGGTCAACTCCGCATCAAGCAAACGCCAGCCTTTGACTCTCAAGCAGTTGACTCACTTGCAACAGCGTATCTCCCAGCATGGCAATATGGGTGGCTTGGCCGCTGGTGGCCTGCCTAAGAAGTATCAAGACGCCATGCCTGACAACCACAACCCAGAGTTTGTGACGGGCATGACTGGCTACTACGCTTGCGGCGGTGGCACAGGTCAATCAGACGACATCCCAGCAATGCTTCACGATGGCGACTACGTGATGGACGCTGACGTGGTGGCGGCTTTGGGTGACGGCTCCAGCAAGGCTGGCCGTGAAGTCCTTGAAGGCTTCCGCAGTCAGATTCGTCACGATGAAAAAGCAAAAGGCAAACCCGTACCAGCCAAGATTGCAGACGGCGAGTACGTTTTCCCAGCAGGTTTTGTTTCAGCCCTCGGTGGTGGCGACAACAAGGCGGGTGCAAAGATTCTTGATGGTCTGCGTGAGAAGTTGCGCGCACACAAAAGATCGGCACCCACAAGTAAAATACCACCTAAGGCGAAGTCTCCCCTTGACTACATCAAGCAGACGAAAGGTTAAAAATGGCAAACTTACTGCAATCCTCGCAAAATAAACAAACGAATGCGCCGGGTTATTACACCGACTACCTGAGTAACCTTGCAAGCAAGGGTCAAACGGCCGCTGATCAGGCGCAATTTGCAGGAGCCCAGCCTTTGCAAGAGAAGGCATTTGCACAGGCCTGTCAAAACTTTGGAGCCCAGCAAGCAGGCATCACTGCCGGCAAGAATTTGGTGGGCCAAGCGGCTGGGCAAGACATTACGGGCGCGGCATCTCCTTACCTTAAAGCCGGCACCGGTTCTAGCCCTCTGAGCGCCATGGAGCCTTACGCCAAGACTGCCATGTGTACGACTGGCTACGAGGCTGGACAGCCTTTGATTTGCAGGGGTGCAAACATGTCTGGTTTGGCTTCTGCCAACCAATACTTGGGAAGTGCGGCAGGCACATGCGGTGCATGCGTGTCTGGCCAGTACGTCAACCAAGCTACCAAGCTGAACATGACTGGCGCGGCCCAACCGTATCTTCAGGAAGCCGCCACAAGCGGTGGATTGAGTGCGGCACAGCCTTACCTCCAACAAGCCACTGGCACCAGCCCTGCTGACTTGGCCGCTTCGTACATGAACCCGTACCTCAAGACTGCGGTGCAGTCGATGTCGGACATTGCACAGAGAAACATCCGTCAGAATTTGTCACCTATGGCCGCCGCCGCCGCAGTGGGCTCTGGCCAGTTTGGATCACAGCGTGGTGCTCAGGTTCAAGGTCAGATTACTGCCCAAGCACAACAAGACCTAAACAACCAGATTGCCCAGATGATGTCTCAGGGCTATGGACAGGCTTTGTGCGCCGCTGGCAAGCAAAACGCACTGGTGGCCAATGCAGGTAACACCGCAGGCACATTGGCGCAACAGCAGGCCTCTTTGCTTGGCCAATTAGGTCAGACATCTGGTCAACTGACTGGCCAGCAAATGCAGAACCTGATCAATGCCGGCAACATCCAAGGCACGTTGACTCAGCAGAAGGCCAACACACTTGCACAGTTGGGATCGACTGCTGGTTCACTAACAAATCAGGAAGCACAAAACAGGATCAACGCAGGATCAAACCTTGGCAATTTGCAACAAGGCGCAAACCAGATTGCGGCAGGCTTGGGTTCAACTGCATCGCAGGCCCAGACTGCACAGAATCAAGCCAACCTCACTGCGGCACAAACTGCCGCACAGGCGGCGGCAAACCAAGGCAACTTGTTGAACCAAGCAGGCGTCAACATGGGAAACTTGGCACAGACTGGTGCCAACATGAACTTGGCCTGTATCAACGCGCTGTCTACCCTTGGTGGCCAGCAACAGACCATTGCACAGAACGAGCAGAACTATCCGCTCACCAAGTTGCAATCGCTTGGAACCCTGCTTCAGGGCTACAGCATCCCAACTGGCACGAAGACTACTTTGTGCATGTCTCCGCTGTCTGGCGCGGCCGCATTGGGCACCGCAGGCAAAGCACTTGTCAAATGTTTCCCCGGCATCAAATCAGGCCTCGGAGACATCTTCAAAGGTATTGGTGGTGGAGGCGGTTCTGATTGCGGTGATTGCGGTGATTGCGGTGATTGCGGTGATTGCGGTGACTGTTGCTCGTGTGAATGCTGTTGCTGTGAATGTTACTGTTGCTGTTGCTTTGAGTGCGCGGCTGACGGCGGCCTCATCAAGTCCAAAGCACGTGGCTTCAAAGGTTGCGCCTCTACTTCTTCACGTGGCGCTATGCCATCCAAGAAAGGTTAATTCATGGCTACTACAGAACGCAGACCACAAGACTACAGCTTTGCTGGTGGTCTTGGAAACATCAACCCTGCTGAGATGCCACCAGAGTCAATTGAGAAATACAGAACGACTCTGGATGAGCAAATTCAAGCACTGCAAAAACGCTACGAAGAGCCAAACTATTGGAAGGTGGCCGCTGGGTTTGCGAAGCCGCAACTCGGTGGTTTCCTTGCGTCTCTTGGTAGCGCGGCAGAAGCCATGGGTGAGAACGTTGAAAGACAACGTGAACAGCAACTTCCTCTTGCACAAATGAAGGTGCAGATGGAGCAGGCCAACATGTTGTTGTCCCAAAAACAAAAGCAGAACGAAATCTATCAAGAGTGGTTGGCCAAAAACAAAAACCCCGATGGCACCGTGACGCCTATGGATGCGACAACTTACAGCCGCATCACATCACTGGGTGACAGCACTCCCGTGGCTAAGGCGGCCGCTGAGTACTACACAGGTGCGAAGGCTGGTTTGGAGATCACTACTGCGGCAACTTCTGCAATGGGCAAAGACCCATTGATGCCTTTGGAGGACTACACCAAGTTTCAATTGAATCCAAACGCAGACCCTAAGACTGCTGAAGCCAAAAAAGTTCAATTTGAGAAAGCACTTGAAGCAGGCCGTCCTCCACAAATCGATCCAGCACAGTGGGCAACCATGGGTCGTTACGAGAAGATGGAGCAGGCGGCCATTTATGCACGTGAACAGCGCGAGAAGGGCATGAGCGTAGAGGAAGTCATGCGTCAACGCGCAGACAGCGCACCAGATCGTTTGAAGTTGTTGGGCTCAATCCGAGACTTGTCTTTGGGTGTGGGTCTTGCAGATTCCACAACACCAGATGGCAAGAAGATCAGCGGCCAAGAACAGATTGGTGCTTTGCTCAACAAGTTCGGTGGCAACAACCCAATGGAAGTATTTGCTCGTGCGGCGGCCGACGGAAAATTGGGCGATACGCTCAGAGACATTGACGTGTATGCACGCCAGATCGGTATGTCCGAAGAGGCCAAAAACAAGTTCCAAGTGTTGGTCAAGTTGTTGGCTGAAAACCAAGTCGCCTTGCGGGGCGCGGCACTCAATCCAACAGATGCATACATGCAGTTGCAACAGACATCAACAGGCAACATTGGCAACAGCCAGTCTGCGTTGGTGACATTGATGGACTTGATGGCACACACCGAGAAGGCTACTCAAGAACGCTACAAATTTGCCAAAGAGAAAAAGATTCCCTACGGCCGTTTGGAAGACAACGAAGAGTACCTTCAGATGCGTCAAGAGCAGGCAAAGAAGTACCGCGAGATTGCCACAGCAAACCCACTGGTGAAGCCGTCTGAGACTACTTACAACCCTGCGGGTGGCAATGTGTCTAACAAGCCTGCCACAGCACCAGCACAAAGCACTTCTGGTGTGACCTATGACGCTGTTAAGGCAGAAAAAGCAAAACGTGATGCCGCAAAAAAACAGAACCCTTGAGGTGAAGCATGGATTTATCCAAACTAACTGACGAGCAACTTGAGATCGCAGACAAAATTGCGAAGAAAGCAAAAGCCAAGGGTTTGAATCCTGACTTTGTGCTTCCCATGGTCATGGCCGAAAGTGGATTCAATCCAAAAGCTGAGTCAAAAAAAGGCGCAATTGGTGTGATGCAACTTATGCCCGACACAGCCAAAGGTTTGCGTGTCAATCCTCATGACATGGATGAAAACATTGAGGGTGGTTTGAATCTTTTAAAAGAATTGATTTCAAATAAAAAAATTGGCAACGATCCATACAGAGTTTTGGCTGGCTACAACGCCAGTACTGAGACTCGCAACAAGTTTTATGAAACTGGTGATCTAGCAGTACTTCCAGACGAGACCATTAACCACATGGACAAAGTGTCCACCTATTACGGTGGCGCATTGCCTAAAGTTCAGATTGGTGAAGCCACCGAAGAACCAGCCAAAGCAGAAACTCCTGAGGCCGTTGAAGGCGCTGGCGAGACCGTGCCTGCATCATCGGCCGCAGGAGCCGAGGACAACACCATCATGGGCGTTGTTGGAGGTGCGACTGGGGCCAAGCTGGCAGGAAGCATTGAAGGCGGTAAAAGGGTGCTTCCAATCATTCAATCGCTTTACGAGAAGCAAACTGGCAGTACTGCTTACATGCACCGCCCACAGAGCCGTGCAAGCCTTCAAAGGTACCTTAACAGCCAAATTGCAGAAGACCTGCGCATTCCGCTCAAAGAATTAGAAAAAGTTGCTGGCAACGGCAAGCCCGTTCGCACCATGTCTGAAGTGCAAGATGCGTTGGCATACATCAAAGGCACACCAAGTGAACGAGTTGCCAAGACAACATCAATTGATCCAAAGACTGGTTTGCCAAAACAAATTTTTACAACCACACCCGGCAGAGCGCCAGTTGATTTGTCTGCGTACAAACACACACCAACCATCATGACACGTGCGGCAGATCAAGCCGCGCATGGTGCAGATATTGTCAAAGGTGCTTTACCTTCAGTTGCCCGTGTAGGTGTGGGTGCCTTTGGTGGTGCTCTGGCTGGATCACAGTTGTACGATGCTTTCAAAGAGTACGACTACCCCAACAAAGGCTTGCGCGTACCGACCGCACGTAATGCGGCGCAGTTTGCAAGTGGTGTTGGTGGTGCCCTAAGCATGTTGCCGTTTGGCGTGACGCAAGGCGCTGGCCTTGTATTGCAGGCACCTGAGTTGGGATACCAAGCCTATGAGGGCTTGAAGGCATTAAATGAACGTCGCAAGAACGCGACGAGAGAGGACACGGATCGGATGCTCATAAATGTAGACCCCATGGGCAATCCGATGCCATAGTCACGTTGGCCGTCTCCCCGGCGTGAGGGCATTGCAGTTGCCCCCTTTGGGCCCCCTCGGATACCCCCCTGAGGGGGCTCTTTTTTTAAACGTCAAGATACACGTAAAAGGCGAAGCTGATCACAAAAAGAACAACAAACGCCTTGACGTATTTCACAGTGGGCCCTTCTTGTCTGCAAGCGCCTGCGCAACAGCCGGGTTAAGACTGCGCACAAACTCCACGCAACGGGCGCGCTCTTGCTGAGTGGCTTTGTAGACCCGCTCATTGAGTTCGTTGTCGCGTAATTCACCAAAGACAGTGCATAGCTTGATCAGGTCGTCTTCGAGGAAGTTGTAATCACCCTCAAGGCCGGCACCAAAAAAGGCCTGAAAAATGTCATCTTTTTTGATGGTCATTCTTTGTTCTCCAAGTCCAACTCCATGTTGTTTGCTTTGGCGTGCTCAACCTTTACACCCTTGCCGACCAGTTCAACCAAGTCGTTTTGGGTGGCCACGGTGGCCTTGTAAACGTTGTGCGCCACGTAAGCAATTGCACCTTGCTTGGTGGATGAATTAACGAGGTGGATACCTGTGGGGCCACCGACTACATAAATACGTTCTGCCATTTCAAACTCCAAAGTTGTTTTTCAATTTCCAAAAACGAAGCAATGACTGGAACATTTCCCAGCCCTTCACCAGTTCGTCCTCTGGCCACTCCACGACCTTCACAAGGCCGGGGTGAGTGCGAGAGACAAACACGTTTGCACAACGTGCATGCGGTACCTCTAGGCCATGACGGTAGGCCGCCAACTGCATGAGGTGTTCGTCGTAGGCGTCGATCTTGTCATCGGGCCCAAAGTCTTTTGATTTGGCGTCCAGCACGATGCCGACGGGCGCGTTCTCATCAGGCACGCAGTACAAGTCCACCTTGCCTCCAAAGCCTAAGTTGCTGGCGAATGAACGTTCAGTCAACCATGGCTGGAAGGGGTGGGTCTTGAAGTGGTTGAAGATGGACTCTTCAAACGCCTTGGCCATCTCTTCGTGCTCAACAGGGCGCACACCTTGCATCCAACCTTCAATCGATTCATGAATACGGGTGCCCAACTCAGCGGCTTGTTTGCCGGTCTCTTTCGAGTCGGCCACGATGCGTGCAATGTAGGCCTTTTCTGGCTCATCAGGTAACTGCGGCAAGGTCATGGCGGCCAGAAGCATTTGCTCCAGCTTCCACTGCTCTAAACCGGGCTTGGCGGCAATTTTCATGACGGTGGTGACCGACGGTACCAAATCCATCTTTCGTGCGTCCCTGAGGGTCGTAGGGCGGTCTGAGCCGTCCTTTGCCTTCACGGTGTACTGTGGGCCGCCATCCTGTTTGTACCAGTGGACGGACTCTGCTGATCTAGCGATGATCGTGCTCATTTTCTTGGCTCCTTTTTCTTCATCCAAATTTTCTTCATTTGCTCAGACGCTTGGGCGCGTTGTTCCGGGCTCCAGTCGCGTCCTTTACGAGCGGGGGCTTCTGGCTTTGGCGCCGAAAGTTTTACCAACTTGTTTTCTAAAAAACTAACCGTTTGCTCCAGCACATTGATGCGGTGAAAAAGGTCATCTTTTTCTGCTTTTGAAATAAACATGATGTCTCCTTAGAAAGGGATGTCGTCGTCTTCGTCAAACGCAGGCTTTGCTGGCGCGCTCTGAGGCGTAGATGCTGGCGCAGGTGCCTTGCCCTGCAACTTCTGCCACTCAGGTGATGCGGCAATCTTGGCCTTCAAGTGGTCGCTGAATTTGTTGAACATCTCCATGTCCGGGTCATCGATCTTGAACAACTCGTTGGGGTTGACTGCTGTGGGCAAGCCGTTCTGTTTGATCATTGAAGGCACAGGGGTCACGCCATCCACGTTGGTGTACAACTTGCCATCGGACTTGCCGGGGCGCTCAATGATGTTGAGCATGCACCATGCACCAAGGACGTTTTTCAAATCAAACTTGCGCATCTCTTCCTGAGTGAAGGGCTTACCACGCCATGACTGAAGGTCAAGACGCAAGTTGGCTTTTTCAGACCAAGACAGCGTGTAGTTTTTAAAGATTCCAAACGGGCGACCGTCCATCATTTTCAGCGGTGTGCCGTCATCATGCATGCCGTGGATTTCCCAGCCGAGCATGATCTTGTGGAGGTACTTGACCTGACCCATATACTCAGACTTCTGAGTGCCCAGATCAACGATTCGATAGCACCGTGCGAGGTGCATACCAGCGGGGCAACGCTCAAAATTACCGCCCTTATCTTCTACATAAAAACTCATGATTTTTTCCTTAGTAAAACGTCCCGTAGGACAATGACCCGTTCATCGTGAACGTAGAAAGACTATAACACGGAATTAGATGTTGTGTTAGACTCTCGCAAAAGAAAGGAGGTTTCATGAACCTAAAACACTATTTCAAGGACGAACCTTACGGCTCCAAGAAAGAGATGGCAGACCACCTTGGCATCACCCAAACGTGGCTTGGACTCTTGATCAGAAAAGCACGAAGACCGTCACCTGAACTGGCAAAGAAAATTGAGAAGGCCACACAAGGCCTCGTGAGTGCAAAAGAACTGCGGCCCGATATTTTTAACTGACCCGACGTTGGGTTTTTAACTGGAGATTTAAATGAGACAAGTAAAACTAAATGACATCCGGATCGATGGCGGCACCCAAGGCCGTGTAGTGATCGATCAACAGCACGTCTATCACATGGTGGAGATGATGAAAGAGGGGTACGAATTCGATCCCATCGACACCAACTTTGATGGCGTGACGTATTGGCTGGTGGATGGCTTCCACCGCTACCACGCCTACAAGCTGATGGGCATCAAGGACGTGACCATCAAGTACGTGCCGGGCACGCAGGCTGAGGCCGTCATCCGCTCCTACGGGGTGAATGCGCGCCACGGTCTGCCCCGCTCGTATGAGGACAAGAAGAAGGTCGTCGAAGAGGCTTTGGCCAACCCCGACCTGAAGGACAAGTCCAACTACGAGATTGCCAAGATTTGCGTGGTGTCACAGCCCTTTGTTGCGGGTGTGCGTGACCCAGAGAAAAAGAAGAAGCAAAAAGAGGCCAAAGAGAAGAGCATCAAGAAGAAAGCCCAAGAGTTGACGGCTCAAGAGACTACTAATCCGATTAGTAGCGAAAAACCAACAGTTAGGGAAAACACTGACTTAAATGTTGGAGTTGGCCCAGATGAGGACGAGTTGAAAGCCAACGAATTGGCACTGCAAGCCGACATGGACATCATGTACAAAATGCTCGAAGCCGACGATGCACTGGCAGTTGCGCACGAGGAAATCAAGCGCCTGAACCTTGCCTACGCCCAACTGGACGTGCGCTTCAAAGGTTTGATGAACGAGCGCAATCAAGCCGTGAAAATGGTCAAAGAACTTCAGAAACAAATCGACAAATCGAAAGCCAAAAAATGAACCAAGCCCTAGCGCCGAGTGAGCGTGATGATGGATTCCCAACACCCCGCCAATTCCAACTTACTGCCCACAATGCCCTTCGCCAAGGGTTTCGTGATGGCCACAAGAACCAGATCATCATGGCCCCCACCGGGGCTGGTAAGACCTACCTTGGTCTGCGCATCTGCAACGAGGCCATGCAAAAAGGCAAGCGCGCAGTGTTCCTGTGCGACCGCACCACCCTGATTGACCAGACCTCTGAAGTGGCTGACCGCTACGGTCTGTTCAACCACGGCATCATCCAAGCCAAACACTGGCGTCGCCGGCCTGATGAACTGCTTCAGATTGCCTCTGTGCAGACCATTGGCAAACGCAACTTTTGGCCACAAATGGACGTGCTGGTGGTCGATGAGGCCCACACGACCTACAAGGCGTGGACTGAGTTTGCGATGAACACCAAGGCGGCCGTGATCGGTTTGTCTGCCACGCCATTCACTGCGGGGCTGGGCAAGATATTTTCGAACTTGATCAACGCCACCACGATGTACGACCTGACACAGAACGGTGTGCTGGTGCCCATGCGGATTTTCTCGTGCTCCAAGCCTGACATGACGGGCGCGGAGACCGCTGGCGGTGAGTGGACAGACAAAGCCGCAGAAGAGCGTGAACTCAAGATTGTGGGTGACGTGGTGGCCGACTGGCAACGCTTTGGCGACAACCGCAAAACCATCGTGTTTGGTGCCACCATTAAGCACTGCGAAGAGTTGTGCAAGCAATTCATCAACGCAGGCGTCATGGCCGCTGTGTTCACTGCCGACACCACCAAGAAAGAGCGTGAAGACCTGCTGAAGGAGTACAGGAAGCCCAACAGCCACCTGAAGGTGCTGATCAGTGTCGAGGCCTTGGCAAAAGGTTTTGACGTGCCTGACGTGGGTTGTATCTGCGATGCGCGCCCTTTGCGCAAGTCACTGTCCACCGCCATCCAAATGTGGGGCCGTGGTCTGCGTTCTTCGCCTGAGACCGGGAAGGTGGATTGCCACCTGCTGGACTTCAGCGGCAACATCATTCGCTTCTTTGACGACTTCAACGAAATTTACTTCAACGGTTTGGATTCGCTTGACTCTGGCGATAAGTTGGACAAGACGATTCGCAAGGATGAAGACTACGAGCCCAAGGGTTGCCCACGCTGTGGCTATACGCCATTTAGCAAGCGGTGCATGGCCTGCGGTTATGAGAAGGTGTCGTCGCAAGTGAGCGAAGCACTGCCCGGCCACATGAAGGAAATCTTCATTGGTGAAGGCAAGAACAAAAAGAAGTTGGCCGACAACGCAGAACATTTGTGGCATCAAGTGGTGGCGTATGCCAAGCACCACAGCCAGCCTGAGAAGCAATCAGCACGTGCATGGCACCTGTTCAAGCAGATCACCGGCCAAGAGACACAGTGGGCATTCTCGAAAGCCCCAGCAGTTGAGATCACCAAAAACGTGTACAACAAGATTCAGCAGATGAACATCGCGTTCAAAAAAGGAATGGGGGCACGTAAATGAGTTTCATCAACTTTGCACGGGCGCACGGTGTGGCCATCGATCCCCAGCGTCTGTATGCGTCCGACAAAATCAAACGCTGTGGCACGGTAGAGCGCCCAAACTCAGGCAATGGTGCCTACTTCTGGGATGGCCAGCGTGGATGGGTCATGGACTGGTCAGGAGAGGCCAGAGTGATCTGGTACGAAGACCCGCATGCCAAGCCTTGGACTGACGACGAAAAGCGCGCATGGGCCGCAAAAAGGGCCTCAGCGGCCACTGAGCAGGAGAAGAAGTACCAGAACGCCGCATTCCAAGCCGACATCACCCTGCGCAGTGCCAAGTACGACCACCATGGCTACCTTGAGATCAAAGGGTTTAAGGAGACCCGTGGGCTGGTGCTAGACGACAAACTGCTGATCCCTATGCGCAACGTGTCAACCAACCGTTTACAGGGCTACCAGTCGATCCGTTGGGATATGGACAAGCGCGAGTATGAAAAGAAAATGCTTCACGGTATGCGCGCCAAGAATGCGGTGCTATACCTTGGCGACCGAAACAACGAAGAGTCGTGGCTGGTCGAGGGCTTTGCCACCGGGCTGTCGGTGCGTCATGCTCTGCGCAGTGTGGGCATCCCGGCATCAGTAGTGATCTGCTTTAGCGCCAGCAACATGATTCAAGTGGCCGATCAGATCAAGGGCAAGCGGTTTATTTTTGCTGACAACGACGAGAGCAAGACGGGTGAGAAGTCTGCGATACAAACAGGCTTGCCGTGGACGATGGCCGACAAAGTTGGCTGGGATGCCAACGATCTGCACATGAAGGACAGTTTGTTCTCAGTTGTTGCAAAAATGATGGAGGCTCGACAGAGGGAAATGGTTTATTTTTAAGGGGGTTGACACGGGTTGTTGAAATCCGTTTAAAATCCTTGCAAATACTGCGACTGGAAACCGCAGTGAGAAAGCTGTTAAGTCAGGCTCCGACCCCGACTGGGGTGTCGTCTCTTCACAAGAGAGATGGTTTCCACCGGGGTCTGTCTTAACAGCTTTTTTTGTTTTTGTTCTCGCTGAATCGGACGCGCACTGGCGGTAGCGATCAGGGACACCTCTACTACGGGAAAGACGCTGAGAGAGAGGGAAGGGTGGCGAAGTGAGTGCCCTTGCGTTGAACGACTGACGGGTCAGGTAACTCCGACGGGTATCTGTGAAGGCTCATCTCCTCTGGGGAGGGCTGAGTCTGTCCACCTCTGGGTATCAAGGGATACAGAGTAAGGTTAAGTAAGTTATTCATAAGGGCCGGGCCGGGCCCATTTTTTTGTTTTTTAAATCTAACCTCATGTTAGACTGACGCAATTTAACGGAGAGAAAAATGGATCAACTTGAAGAGATGCACTACTTTGCCACGCCCGTGTATGTGGTGCATAAGCCTGAATTTATTGACATGGTTCGCACAGTGTCTATGCGCTACGAAGAAAAGTCGCGTGAGCGCAAAAAGAATCCTGACTACGTGAACCTCATGACCGGCAGTTATTCGCATGAGCCAGAGTTGCAAGACTTCTCGCAGTACGTTTCGCAGACCGCATGGAACATCCTTGCATCGCAGGGCTACAACATGGATCAGTTGGTGACGTACTTCACCGAGATGTGGACGCAAGAGCACAACCACTTGTCATCCATGGAGACCCATGTTCACGGGGCTGGATGCCAGATCAGCGCGTTCTTTTTTATTGATGTACCCGACAAGGCCTGCAAGCTGGTTGTGCATGATCCAAGGCCCGGCAAAGTGATCATCAACCTGCCTGAAAAGGACGCAAGCAACATCACTCTGGGTTCACACCAGATCGTGTTCACACCCCAGCCCGGCGCATTGATTTTGATTAACGCATGGGTGCCACACTCGTTCACCAAAAACATGGGCAATGAGTCGATGAGATTCGTTCACATGAACCTGAGCGTGGCCGTCAACGAAGAGGCCAAAGAAGAAAAGTCTGTGGAGATTTTATGAAAATCCGTGTGCGTTTTAACAAGTCCCGTGGCCAAGAAGGAAGGGGCACAGTCGATCATGCATGGCGTGTGTTTGTGGGCAAGAAAGAGTACCTTGCAAAGCACGTTGTGTTCACCATTCCATGCCGCAGTGACAAAGAGTGTTGCTCGGACGATTGGAACATGGTGGCCGATGGCCAAATACAAATTGACCGAGAGACAGCAACAGTAATTATTGTTGCAGAGTAATCTAATTGCGTGTTAGACTCTCCTGACCACAGCAAGTGGGATAAAAGGAGAATCAAGTGAACATGTTTGATGATTACGAAGCTGAGTTGCTCAAAAAGTTTCAGGCCATCACCCCGGAACAATTAGCGGAGGAAGAGCGCCGCCGCAAAGTGAAGCGTGACTACGAAGCACTGCACACGCCCATCGAGACCGATGAAGACCGTGCTGATACAGACGAGTACCCAGTGGAGGACGACGAATGACCACGTACTCACACTGGGACGTTTTGCTGGCAAGTCCCACTGAGCCTTTGCCGCTCAAGAAGCGCCAGTATCAAATGGGCCTAATGCTCAAGGCATTGGAGAACTGCAAGACCAAGCCATCTGTGCATGACATTGCGGCTTTGTCCACGGCCGTAGACCTTATGGAAACCCTGCGCGACATGGGGCACTTGGAAGACAACGAGAAGGCCTTAGAAGACGCAATGATTGCGTTGATGCATGAGAACCCCAACGACATTGAGATACGCATGCTTGAGGGCATTCTGGAGGACTACCAGATGGTCATGGATAACCTGCCGGCACGCACCATGATTGCGGCTCATAGAGAGACCGAGAAGCGCCTTGAAAAGCACAAGGTGGCCGCATGAACCTCACACCCATGACAGAAGAAGAACTTGAGATCGCCATCACTGTGCATGCACGCAGGCGCAAGGTGTTCATTGAAGAGGGCTTGTGCGAAGAGCAAGCGTGGGACTTGGCCGAGAAAATGTTTGACCGCGACAGAGACATTGGCGACGACCGCCGTGTTTGTTTTGAGTGCAAGAACCACGTTGACAAACACTGCATCGCATACACCGACAAGTTTGGCAAACCAACAATGCAGTTGCGTTTCATTTTGCAACGCTGTCCCAAGTTCATTCTCAAAGGCAAGAAACCTTTGACCGACGAAGAGCGCCATCAAATCAATGCATCCAACCAACATCAGGAGAGAGACGAATGATTAAGACACCACGCCAAAAAATTTTTTGGGCAATTCTTTTATTGCCATTTGTATTTTCTGCATCGCTTGAATTTTTACCAACTTGGGTTGCAGTTCCGATTGCATTTATCTGTGGCACGTTCTGGCTATCCGCTATCGTGACCTTGCGTTACTTACCACCGAAAGCCAAAGATGAGAACACTGGGAATTGATCCGGGCGCGACAGGCGCAATTGTGTTGTTGGAGGATGGCCAGCCCATTGAATGGACTGCGATGCCCACCATCAAGATTGGCACGGCCACTCGCGTGAATGCGGCGGCTCTGACCGACTTCATTGCATCGTGTTGTTGTGACCATGTGTTCGTTGAGCAGGTGCATGCAATGCCCGGCCAAGGCGTGACATCAATGTTCAACTTTGGCCACTCATGCGGCACCGTCATGGGTGTGCTGGGCGCGATGTGCATACCGCACACCATGGTGACACCGCAGGCATGGAAAAAGACCGCAGGCTTGATTGGCACCGATAAGGACGCCGCACGAGCACGTGCAATCCAACTGTGGCCCAAGTGGCGTGAGTTGGATAAGAAGGGTAAGGGTCAAGCACTGGCCGACGCCGCATTGATTGCAAGGCATGGCCATGGCAATTGAACTTGCAGAAGATATACCGTTCTTTGTCGTAAGAGAGAACACTATCACGCATCGCAACCCCAAGACGATCACCGACGGCATCATGGTGTGCCAAGAAGCCTACATCGAGATCAACACCAAACACATGCGATCGGACTTTGTGCAACGCTTGATGTACCACATGGGCAAAGGGCACATCAAGGTGCGCATGGCAGAGAAGAAGGAGACGACATGAACCAGAAGGACATCAACGACGCAGTGGACTACCTGTACACCCACGGGCGCAAGTATGCAGAGGCAAAGGCACACCGGGTGTACCTCGAAGAGTATCGCAAGAGTCAGAAGGCAATGCTCATGAAGGCGGCACTGTCTGACGGGCGCGCTAAATCGGCCGCAGTGGCCGAGATTGAGGCTTATGCAGACCCAGCCTACATCGAGGTGCTAAAGGGCCTAGAAGCGGCCGTGGAGGCCGAGGAGACATATCGCTGGGGCTTGGTAAGCGCACAGTCCAGAATCGACGTGTGGCGCTCTCAGGAGGCCAGCAATAGAACGTTTGATCGGGCTGTTGCATGAATGGTAGTTACAACAAGGCCGAGCGCAGGTGGGTGGAGTTGGTCAAAGAGCAACCCTGCTCTATCTGCGGGTTGGACGGCCCCTCTGACGCACACCACATCAAGCAAGGGAACCACTACACCGTGGTGGCCCTGTGCAAGTCATGCCATCAGGGGAGCAAGATGGGGTGGCATGGCGAGAAAAGAGCGTGGGCAATTGCCAAGATGGAGCCCATCGATGCCCTAAACGTGACTGTAAGCAACGTCTTTACTAATCTGATTAGTAAATAGTTTGTTTTCAAAAATGGCCTGTTTTGTGCAAAAACAACGGCCAAAAAAACTTTTTTTACTTTTTTTCAACTTTTTTTTAAAAAAGGCTTGCACATAGAATCTAACTTCGTGTTAGAATTCTTTCACGGTCAACGAGATCGGTTTATTTAAGGAGATTCACATGACAGCAGTTCAAGCAACCATCCAAGCCCTCGCAACTATCGAGAGCCTCAGCAACGACATCGATACACTCTTCGTGTTAGATCGTCAACAAAAAGTATTGGCCGCTCAGGTCAAAGAACTCAAAGACAACATCGCCAACACATACGGCGAGACTTCTAAAGATGCCAACGGCAAACAAGTCCCACACCGTGGCGAGAAGTACGGCGCTACTGTTGTTATCGCCAACGTCAAAGGCACTGTCGATTACGACGCGCTGATCAAGCACTTCGGCATCACCGAAGCACAACTCGACTCCTTCCGCAAAGAAGGTTCTGCACGTATCACCGTTACACCAACGGCCTAATTCAACCGGGGGCTTCGGCCCCCATCAGGAGAACGATATGAAAAAAGTTACCAAGTGGACAAAGTGCTTCGTAGTACAAATTCAAGAGAACGGCAACTGGAAAACCAAGACTCAGCCAGTCACCGAATTGCAGGCCATCCGTCTCATGCTTCAACAGCGTATCTTGCGCCACTTTTACGAGCGCAATGAAGCCCGTGTATTTCAAATTGAAACCGTATAACTGGAGAACATCATGAAAATCAAAGTCACAGCACACATTTATTTCAGCAAGTACTCATGGGAAAACAATGGCGAGTTCCTTTTGTTTTACGCAAAAATAGAAGGCAACGAGAACATGGTGTATGTCTCAACTCAAGAGGTTGAAGTTGAAGTGCCGGAAAATTTTGACCCACGCGCACTGCAAATTGCCGCCTTGGAAGCGCAAAAGCAAAAAGCCATGGCCGACTTTCAAAAGTCTGTGGACGACATCAACGAGCGCATCAGCAAACTGCAAGCCATCACATATACCGCATAAGGAGAACATCATGAATGCAGGAACACAAACAGGAAGTCTGGTCAATCATTTGTACAGCCGCATGACCATCGGCGCACCTGAGCCCACTGTGGGCATGGGCGTGACCATGTTGTCGTGGACTGACCGCGACGCCGGCACCATTGTTGAAGTCAACAACAAGAAGCGTTACATCGCCGTCACCGAAGACAGCAAGGTGCGCCTCGACAACAACGGCATTAGCGAGTCGCAAGAGTACAAGTACACCGCCGTGATGGATGGCCACCGCTACTACTACCGTAAGGACAGAAAGGGCCAGTGGCGCCGTTGTTACTACAACGAGAACGGCCGGCTGGTGTTCGGCACCGGTGGCTTGATCATTGGCCATCGTGAGTCTTACTATGACTTTTCATTCTGAGAGGACACAATGAACATTCATCCAACCATAAAACTTTGGGGAGTGATCATTTTGATCCTCCTCGCCTACTACCTTGCGAAGGATTGACATGAATGAGAAAAAAGAACTGAGCGGCTTGGCCCGACAAATACTTGGCAACTCTGGTGCCGTTAAGTTTTACACCCAACAAGAGTTTGATGACGCTATGACCATTGCCAAGGCCGAGATCATGACTGTGGCCATTCAAACCAGCAAGCAGGCCATCTTCATTGAGCGGCAGGCCTGCGCTGATTTGGCCTTTGAGGCTGGCTTTGAAGAGTTGGCCCAAGCCATCCGCAACCGTATACCCAGCCAAAGGCAATGACATGGACAAACGTGAGATCGACGCGATACAAAAGATCAGCGAATCACTTGAGATTCGTGTTAGCCAAACCCTCAATGACGCAATGGAGCAATACGACGAGGGCGTGGCCCTTAACGTCCTGATCAACGTGAGCACCAGCATGCTGGCCAAGGCCCTGATCATGACCGACCCCAGCAACCGGGACAACGTCGAGAACATAGCCTTCAGGATCGTGCAAATGAAGGTGGATGAGGGTCATGCCGCTGTCGAGTCCCTGATGGCCATTTCCAAGGCAATGGTGCCAAAAGGCGGGGTTTTTACCTGCCAACCCACACCCCCCAAAAAAAATTAAAAATAATTTTAAAAAAGTGTTGACGCAAGACTCTAACTTCGTGTTAGAATTCTTCTCACTGCAATACAGCAGGTTTATTTAGGAGATCAACATGAAATATCAATACAACGACGGTGGACGCAAAGCCGCAGGTTTCAAGGGCACAGCAGGTGACTGTGGTGCTCGTGCAATGGCCATTGCATTGGGCCTTGACTACACAGCAGTCTACAAAGAACTGGCCCAAGCCAACGCCGATAACGGCCGTGCAAAGTCAGCACGCAATGGCATCATGAAAGACGTGTACACAGACGTGCTCAAGCGTTACGGCTGGGTGTGGGTCAAGGCACCACAATTCTCAGGCCGTAAGGCACGTTGCAGTGACATGCCAGCAGGCGTGGTGATTGCCAAGCAGGCCCACCACTTCGTGGCAGTGATTGACGGTGTGGCCAACGACGCATGGGACTGCACAGGACGCATGGTCTACGGGTACTGGGCAAAGCAATAAATCAACGGGGGCTCCGGCCCCCAAGTCACTGCACTTACGCAGGTTTATCAAGGAGAAAATCATGGCTAAATATTGGAACGAGCAGGGTACATACCAAAACATCGCAGAAGCCCTTCAGAGGCTCATCCCGGCGATTGGTGAGGTGCCTGAGGGTAAGACTACTAACAAGCATCTGGAACGCTTCAGACGCGCTCAGAACTGCTACTACGACCTGTACAACAACGGCCTGTGCAATCGGGCGCGTGAGTTCAGTACCCTGTTCCGCATCCCCGGCGTGCCCCGCGAGATCAAGCAGAATTACGGTTACAACTTCTTGGTGTCATCTGCAACTGAGGACGCCATCGACGCCAAGATGGATCAATTCATTCTGTTGGCGCAGGCTGAACAAATTGCTTTGGGAAAAGTGTTGACACCACAATCTAATTCCGTGTTAGAATCTTAATCACTGCAATGAGCAGGTTTATTTAGGAGCAAAAATCATGAAAGTAGTATTCAGAAAATTTTGGGCAACGAGCGATAAAGAGGTCTTTGTCAATGGTGAGTCTGTAGGCTTGATGCACGTCACCAAGCACGGCTGGGGATCGAATAAAAATTCTCCATCACAAAGCTGGGTGTTCAGGGTGGACATTGACTCTGCGCTTGGCCGCAAGATTGCGTCAAAAATGAAGGGAAAGGCTTTTGATCGTTACGATTACTACAAGGACATCAAAGCTGACTTTTTGAATGCTGTTGCCATACTCGAAGACGAGCAGGCAGAGTGGGAAATGATGATGTATGAATCTAAAGCAAATGCGTAAGGAGACGACCATGAAGCGCAAATACATCAAAGCATTTAACGCACTCAAAAAGTTGGGTGTGCCAGTTTATGAACGTGACGACATGGACGGCCGGTTTCAGATCAGCGCAGAAGACCCAGAGTCTTACAAGTGGGCCGACTACTATGACGGATACTTGCAACCCAATTGGGTGTTCGGTGTCAATCCAAAGATTGATGCAGTTTTGAGCAAGAGTGGATTGTTTGCTGAGTGGATCAACCCCGGTGAACTTGGTGTGTACGAAGCATAAGGAGAACAACATGGAAGACTTCAAAGCAATGGCCAAGATGGTCATCGAAACAACCGCCAAGGCGCACAGCCTGATGGCCTACTGCGACTACATCGCCCACATCATCTCAGGCAAGCTAAAGACACACGACAGCGAGAGCCTGCTGTCCGTGGTGACCAGCCCGAAGTACGACGTGACACCCGATGGCAAGTTTGCCAGCACCAAAAAGACCATCATGGTTCACGACCGTTACGGCAAGCAATACCGCATCACAGTGGAGGAAGCATGACCACACTGTGTGAAATATCCTTCTGCATCTTTGGCATGCTTGGCGCCCTTGGCTTTGGCGTACTGGCAGGATGGCTTGGTGGCTTCGTTCACGGCTCATTCTGGAGGCAGAAATGAACCGCCTAGAAATCGACGAAATGATGCGCCATCTGCCCAGCCAACAACCCACCGAAACCACTACCCAAAAGTTCATCATTGGCATGTGGTTCGTCATGTTCCTAATTTTGTGCGTTTATGCACCCGACATCCGTTACCAACCAACTGAGGAGAAAACCCATGGCAACAGCCAAGAAAACACCAGCCAAGAAGGTTGCCGCAAAGGCACCAGCCAAGAAAGCACCCGTGAAGGCCCCCAAACGGCCCGTGGCGGCCTCAAAACCTGAGGAGCGTACCTTTGCCATGCCCAAGGAGGTTCAAGAGTGGATAGAGCGCGCATCCAGCACGATGAAGCACCAAGCCACCCAGATCGCCACCATGAAGGAGGAGATCGTCCAATTGAAGGCGTACAAGAAGTTTGCCGCAAACAAGATTCAGGGGATGAGTTATGAGTGAATACGAAGGCGGCGAATGCCAACAAAAGCACACGACCAAAGACGTGTCATTCAAAATGCCCAAGCACAACAGCGTGCTCAAGTTCTTCAACCAAGACGGTGACGAAGTAGGCATGCTGGACTTCAATGGCCCCGGACTATTGTTCGAGGGCGTGGCCGACTTGAGCGCCATCACCTTCATGGATCACGTGAGCAAACAGTTCCAAGCGCGCTTAAAAGCCGAATACGATAAAGGCTTCAAAGACGGTAAGGCTTCACAAACCACCGGGTGAAGAGTTAAACTTCCAGTTATGCGCTGAAACTATTGCGCGACAAAGGACTGGAATATGACCGAAAAGAAAACCAAAGAGCCCGTGACCCAAGAGTCATTGGAGCGCGAATTGGCCACAATCGCCAAGGAAGTCGCCGCCCCAAAAAACAAGGGCGGTAGACCAACCAAATACAGCCCAGAACTCGTAGACGAGATATGCACAAGGCTTTCACTAGGGGAAGGACTGGCATCGATCTGTAAGGACGCAAACATGCCAGCACAAAGCCAGATATACGTCTGGTTGCAGAGGCACCCTGAGTTTCAGGAGTCGTACACACGTGCGCGCGAGGAGCAGGCCGAGACCCACGCTGATCAGATTGTGGCGATTGCCGACGAGACGCCTGCCCTGCTGGAGGTGAAGGACAAAGAAGGCAACGTAGTGGACATCAAGCTGGACTCGGCCTACATCGCGTGGCAGAAGCAACGCATCGACGCCCGAAAGTGGAATGCCGCCAAGCAACGGCCAAAGAAGTACGGCGACCGTGTCACCCATGGTGGAGACGACGAGAGCCCTATGGTGGTCGAGCACAACTTGAACGTGTTTGGCGATTTACTCAAGGCCATCAAACTACAGCGCCAATCTGAAGCATGAGCACCGTAGACGCTATCCTCGAAGACCAAGAGTATCTCGACGAGGAATACGTCAAGCTGTCCCCTATTGCGCAGGCGGTAGTCAACTGGCAAATGAAATGGCAAAGGGAGGCCCACAAGCACCAGATCGAGCCCATGGGCGACCATTGGTCATGCTGGCTTCTCTTAGCGGGGAGAGGTGCCGGAAAATCGCGTGCGGCGGCCGAAACACTTGCATGGTGGGCATGGGAGCAACCCAACACCCGATGGCTGGTCTCCGCGCCCACGTCGGGTGACCTCAAAGGGGTTTGCTTTGAAGGGGACTCCGGATTGCTCAAAGTCATTCCACCTGAGTTGGTGGCCAAGTACAACTCCAGCCTGCATGAGATCACGCTGATCAATGGCACCCTGATTAAGGGCATCCCGGCGTCCGAGCCTGAGCGTTTCCGGGGGCCACAGTTCCATGGGGGCTGGTGCGATGAGTTGGCCGCTTGGGAGTACCTCAGAGAGTCTTGGGACATGATCCAGTTCGGTATCCGACTGGGTGAGCGCACCAAGCTGATCTGCTCAACCACACCTAAGCCAAAGGACGTGGTGCTGGAGTTGATTGACCGTGAGGGCGACGACGTGGTGATCACCCGCGCCAGCACGTACAGCAACATCGCCAACTTGGCCAAGTCATTCCAGAAGCAAATCTTGCAGTACGAGGGCACCAACCTTGGCCGGCAGGAGATTCACGCTGAGATCATCGACCCTGAGGAGGGCGGCATCGTCAGGCGCGAGTGGTTCCGTCTCTGGCCAGACGGCAAGCCCTTCCCCCGGCTGGAGTACGTGCTCCAGTCCTACGACTGCGCCACCAGCGACAAGACCATCAACGACCCGACAGGATGCATCACGCTGGGCGTGTTCAAGCCTGAGGACGGTGGCATGTGCGTCATGATCCTCGACTGCTGGCAAGACCACCTCCAGTACCCGCAACTGCGCCCCAAGGTCATCGACGAGTTCGAGACGGTCTACGGTGAGGGCAAGACCCGCAAGCTGGTGGACGTGATCCTCGTGGAGGACAAGAGCGCAGGCATCAGCCTGATCCAAGACTTACAGCAGGCCCACCTGCCCGTGATCGCGTACAACCCCGGCAGAGCCGACAAGGTGCAACGCCTATCCATCGTGGCCAACATTATCAAAGCCGGGCGCGTATGGGTGCCTGAGTCGTCCGTGCGCAAAGGGTTCGTCAAAGACTGGGCCGAGGGCATGGTCAGCCAGATATGCTCATTCCCAGAGGGCACCGTGCATGACGAGTTCGTAGACTGCATCAGCCAAGGCCTGCGCTACCTGCGCGACGCCGGGTGGATCAGCATCGACTTCTCCCGCAGGGACGAGATCGAAGAAGAAGACATCACCGACGCTGAGATATTCAACAGCCGGGGCCGGGAGAATCCATATGGAGCATAAACCTACTAATCCGATTAGTAAGTAGAAACCCGTACTAATCAGATTAGCATTACTACAAGGAAAAGAGAATGGCATATGAAGACTACATCCACATCAAAGTTGGAGCCGACTACGAAAAAGTCATCCAGCAAGACGGTGTGCGCACTACTGTGTGCGAGAACCGATACGAAGTTCTTGCCCAGCCCACAGGAGCCGTGCCTGAGCAACAGGCCGTCCAACAGTTTCGAGAATGGATTAGAGCGCGCAACGCCAAGGTCATGCAAGGAGTTGGGTGTGTGTCAGAGTGACCGACGGTGCCCTGATTGCCCAAACGCATGACCCCAAGGCATAATCTATGCAATTCCATCATGAGGTAACGCATGCCCATTCCTGAGCAATACCGCAAGCAACTTGAACAGCAACGGCAGTTGGCTGAGATGCGTTCGCAGTTGAGCAAGCAGTACGACAAAGAGATGGCCAGCAAGTACACCCGTGACATGCCGTCATTCAGTGAATGGCTGACCCAGCGCCAGCAAGGCAAGGCTGAGGGTGGTGACGTATTACCCCGTGAACAACGCGACGCCAACTTGGCTAAGTTCCTGCAAGACAGCGAGATCAAGCAAAGGCTGTACAGGGGCCAGCGCAAGGTGCCCAAAGTAGACAAGTTTGTCACCACGCAAGACCGGTCAACGCCATCGTTCACGGACGATCCTGAAGTCGCCAACGTGTACTCCCAGCAACTTGGATGGGACATCAAGCACGGGCCCGGATCGACCAGCGTGCCAGTGCATGTGCAAATGAAGAAGCCGTTCGATGTCAGGAAGCTGGGTGAGCATGTAACGCTGGAAGAATTTATCAACCAGATGGATCATGATTTGACTGTCCCACGTCACAAAAGCAAACTTGGATATGAAGACCTGTCAGACGTTTTAAGCACGCTTGATCACCACGTCATGAAGGGCGGTGCCAAGCACAGCATCGATGCTACCGACAAGCGCGGCCACTTCAGAGTCAGAAGTTTTGCGCAACTTGCAGACGAAGTAAGTGAAGCAGGCGGCAAAAAAGATGTCAGTCGAATTCTGGACGAGTTATTGCCAGAGGCATCAGTGGATGCATATGCATTGGCAGACTCGCATGAGGTCGTCAAGCAACTCAAAAAGCAAGGCTATGACGGCATGATTCACAAAGACGTGTTTGATGCTGGCATGCCGTACTACAAAGGCGACCCAAGCAAAATTGGCGAGGGATACGACGCCGAGCATACGATTGACGCATTCAGGCCCTTTCACCAGAACAAGATCAAGTCGGCTACTGGCAACCGTGGCACATACGACACCAATGAGAACGACATTACCAAGGCCAAGGGGGGCACAGTGAAAGAACCAAAGAGCACCGTCAAGGCTTACAAACTATTCCGTGTCCACCCAGATCATCCCGGCAAGCTGTTCCCATTGTTTGTGGACGCCAACACACCGGTGGAGATGAACAAGTGGGTGGACGCCAAAGAGGGCGAAATGCGTGGCAACAAGGTCAAGTCCAAGATCGGCGACCTTGCCTACCGTCCCGGCTGGCACGCTGGTGACCTGCCCATCGCCACCCACATCGGTGAGAAGTCTGACCCCAAACTGACCGCGCCCGACCGCCGTCCTGCCAACCATGCATGGGCTGAGGTGGAGATGCCTGATGACGTGGACTGGCAAGCTGAGGCCACCAAGCGCGGCACCAATGCACAAGGCAAGGTGGTGCCCGTCAAGGCACACATCACCGACCAGATACCCAAGGGCGGCCATTACCGATACAAGACCAATCCCAACATGACCGGCAGTTGGTTGATCGGTGGATCGATGAAGGTCAACAAGGTGCTGTCAGACGCTGAGGTGTCCCGCATCAACAAAGCCGCCGGCACGTCAGACCTGCCCCGCGCCTAGCCCTTCAAGAAGAAGGACTTCGGCTTTGCCAAAGGCGGCACCGTGGCACCTGACGAGTGGAAGGCCGAAGAGCATGTGAATTACTCCAAAGGCAAAGAGATTAGCAACCCGTTTGACTACGAGAATGCTGACCACGTCGAGACGGTGTCAGAGATTGCCGCCAAGCACAAAGACTTCAACAAGATTCCCGATGTGGCCAAGCACTTGGCAACCACGCTGGCCACAGGCAACTGGAAGCACATCGAAGACCCACGTATTCAAGACGCCATCAAGCAGGCTGGCCATGATGGCTACCACGTCGCTGAGAAGACTGGCAAAGACTCATACGCAATCAAAAAAGCAAAGGGAGGCTATGTGCAACCATCATTGGCCAAAATGAAGCTGGCGCTGGCTCAAAAGAGCAGTAGCGTTGACCTAAAAAATGTTGGAGTGAATGAGGCACCAAACATGTCGCCCAAACACTTCTTCCCACCTGAGACCAGCGACATTGGTTTCCCCAGCCCCGGCGGCGTGGCAACTACACGTGGCATGCCCATCGGTGGTGTTGACATGAGCCAGATGCAGGGTGGCCAACAATTGATGCCCACACCTCCTCAGCCCCCGCAAGGCGCGCCCGGTCAACCGCCCGGTGCCCCACCGCCCGGCGGCCCTGCTGGAGGCCCACCCGGCGCTCCTATGGGTGCCCCACAAGGCCTAACACCGCCCATGGGTAACATGCTGTCAATGACGCCCCAAGGACAAGCCATGAACGCTCTTGGTGCCCAAAAGCTGGCCAAGGGTGGCCAACCGTCCGTGGACGACATGAAAGCTGAGATGGCGGCCAAAAAGCCCTCAGCGCAAGACAAGCGCGTCACCATCAAGGCTGAAGGTTCTGGTGGCGTCAAAGGCATCGTGGTGCCCCGTCATACGCTGGAAGGCAACGCCAAAGTGGGCGCGATAGGCCTGCATGAGATGAACGAGGCACGCGCCAAGGTTTATGGTGACGAGCACCGTGATCCGCTGACGCTGAACAAGATTGCCCAGCAACACCGCGACACGTTGAAAGAGCACTTTGCCAAGCCATTGGAAGAGCAGACTGCCGCCGAAGAGGCCGCACTCAATCGTCTGCGTGAAGCCAAGCACATTGGCAAGAACGCCAACACATTGGACGAGTCAGAGAAGCTGGACACCGTGCGCCACGAGCACGACGAAGAAGGCCGCACACACATTGGCTTTGCATCTAAAGGTGTTGCTGGCCACGCCCTGTACACATCGGGCAAAGGCAAAGACACCAAGTACCAAGTGATCAACACCTGCCCCGGCCAAACCGAGGGATGTGGTGGTGGTAAAGACGCTGAGGGCATCGTTGACACCAAGAAGGGCACATGCTTCGCGCCCAATGCTGAGTCGCAATATGCTGGTGCCGCCACACGCCGCGCCGCACATGAGCAGGCCAAGCACGACCCCAAGATGACCAACGACTGGATACTGGCTCACACTGGCTCACTGCGCAACGCCGCACGCCTTGCAGACAAGAGCAACCAGCGCCTGCTGTTCCGTCCCAATGTGGTGGACGAAACTGACGTGTCATCACGTCACGCCATCCGTCATTTGAACGAACAGCGCAAGATGGATGACAAGCCACCAATCATCGCCAACTCATACGGTAAGACCAATGAGTTGCATGACCCTGAGAACGGTTACTACGTCACCCACTCCAACGTGGGCCCCAAGGTCAAGAAGGGCCAAGAGATCAGCGAGAACGTTGGGCGCGATAAAGCACGTGTGCGCAACACCATTTTGGCCGCTGATAACAAGGGCGACTTCACTAATGAGCAGGGCAACAAGACACCGCCCAAGGGCTCTTACATGGTGACTGACGTGAAGCGTGGCTCACCCATGGCCAAGAAGATGGAACAGCACATCACTCACGCCAAATACTGGACAACAGGACGCCCTGAAAATGAGTTGACCCATGAAGAGCGCGCAGAAGGCCCAGAAGGCCACTACAGCGGCTCTGGACGCAAGACTTCAGAGGACAAGGCCCACTACGGCCACACAACCCACGAAGGCCTGCGCTACGACTACCAGCGCCAGCACATCCTGCACCCACGACTGGTGCAGGTTGGCCAGAACAAAGACGGCACGCCACACATGATCCCAACCGACTCACGGTTCAAGGACACTGAGTTCTTGCCAAAGAATCGCTTCAAGACCAAGAACGGCAAAGAAGCTGGCCACATCTTGATGACCACGCCCACTGAGTCAACCAGCAACATTGGTCACCAGACATCATTCACTCACAACGTGAGCGACAAGCACATTGAGCACGCCATGAAAAACAATGGTGAGTACGAGATTGACAAGCCAGAAGATCAAGCCAAGGCAAAAGGCAAAGAGTACGTTGCACCGCAGGCAATCAAGTTCTATGCTGAGGGTGGATCAGTTGATGGCCGTCACCGTGGCTTTGCTCACGACGACTTCCACGCATTCCCTGAGCAGAACGTTGTGGCCCAGCGCCACATGGCCATGCGTCACGGTGAAGACGAGCACAAACCCGCCGCTCAGAAGAAGGCTGTTGTTGTTCACAAGAATGCTGGGACAATGCGGTATGAGATGGCAATGAACAAAAAGGCTAAATGATGTCAGAACAAAATCCAGACGAAATCGGTATTCAAGAGCAAGAAGACGGCAGTGCGCTTGTCGATCTGCCTGAGATGGAGATGGAAGAGCAGGACGACGGCTCGGCCATTGTCACGATTGAAGACGGCCCGGAATTCAATCCTGAGTTCTACGACAACCTTGCAGACACTATTGACCCCAGCGAACTAACCACGCTGGCATTCAGATACCTTGATTTACTTGAGACGGACAAAGAAGCGCGGTCACTGCGCGATAAGCAATATGAAGAAGGCATTCGACGCACTGGCATGGGCAATGATGCCCCCGGTGGCGCTACCTTTATGGGCGCATCTAAGGTGGTTCACCCTGCCATGGCTGAGGGTTGCGTGGACTTTGCCAGCCGTGCCATTAAGGAGATGTTCCCGCCTGATGGCCCTGTCAAGACGAAGATTCTTGGCAAGATGGACGACCTCAAGTCGGCAAAGTCAGAGCGCAAACGTGATTACCTGAACTGGCAGATCACTGACCAGATTGAAGAGTTCAAGGACGAGCAAGAGCAATTGCTTACCCAGTTGCCATTGGGTGGCTCACAGTACTTCAAACTCTGGTTTGACGAGCAGAAAAAGCGCCCATGCGTGGAGTTCTTGCCTATCGACCGGGTGATCCTACCGTTTGCGGCAACCAACTTCTACACAGCCCAGCGCGCCGCTGAAGTTCACGAGATCACGCAGTACGAGTTTGAGCGCCGCATCCGCACTGGCATGTACCGCGACGTGAACTACGTCAAAGCCTCTGGCACTTTAGATCAAAACAAAGTCGAGCAAGCCAACAACAAAATTGAAGGCAAGCAGTTTGAAGACAATAAGGATGGCCTGCGTAAGGTCTATCACATCTACTGCTACTTGGAGTTGGAAGACGATAAGAAAACCAAAGGCGAGTACGCACCCTACATCTTGATGGTCGATGAACTCGACAACCAAGTGGTGGGCCTGTATCGCAACTGGGAAGAAGTTGACAAAACCCGCACCAAACTGGACTGGGTTGTTGAGTTCAAATTCATCCCATGGCGCGGCGCATACGCTATTGGGCTACCTCACCTCATCGGAGGCCTCAGCGCGGCCTTGACGGGCGCTTTGCGTGCCTTGCTGGACACTGCGCACATCAACAACTCGGCCACCATGCTGAAGTTGAAGGGCGCGAAGATCAGTGGCCAGTCTCAGCAGGTCGATGTCACCCAGATCATTGAGATTGAAGGCGCGCCCGGCGTGCAAGACATTCGCCAGATTGCCATGCCTATGCCGTTCAACCCACCCAGCCCCGTGCTGTTTGAGTTGTTGGGATGGCTGGATACGGCCGCCAAAGGCGTGGTCACATCAAGCGAAGAAAAGATTGCAGACGTTACCAGCAACGCGCCCGTAGGCACGACACAGGCTTTGATTGAGCAAGGTGCGGCGGTGTTCTCATCGATCCACGCACGCATGCACGACTCGCAAGCCCGTGTGCTGAAGATTCTGTGCCGCTTGAACCGCTGGCACTTTGATGAGATGAAGAAGGGCGACGTTGTTGCCGATCTGGAAATCACCCGCGAAGACTTTGACAAGAACACCGACGTGGTGCCCGTGTCTGATCCTCACATCTTCTCCGAGACTCAGCGCATGGCACAGAACCAAGCCGTGCTGGCGCTGGCCGAGAAGCATCCTGAGCAGTTTAACATCAGCGCCGTCCTAAGCCGCATGCTCAAGCAAATGAAGGTGCCAAACATCAACGAGTTAATGAAGGACGTACCAGCCCCAGAACAGCGTACATCGGCTGACGAGAACGCCGCATTGCTTATTGGCCAACCAGCCTATGCGTACTTGCAACAAGATCACATCGCACACATTCAGGATCACCTGCAATTTGCTTTGAATCCATTCTTGGGCCAGTCACCATTTGCAGACCCAAACTACCTGAACAACCTCATCGAGCACTTGAAGCAACACATGACGTTGTGGTACCTCAATCGTTCAAACGGTTACGTGCAGGACTCTGTTGGCAAGCCAGTGGATGACTACGACGATCCAGCACTCACGGCCACCATCGACAAGGTATACACCACCATTGGCGCGCACGTCATGCTGGATACCCAGCAAGTGTTTGGTCAGTTCCAGCAGGCCATTACGCAGATCATTCAGATGGCCCAGCAACGCAAGAACGCACCTGCGGCATTGCCACCTGACGCACAAGTTGTCAAGGACACCAACATGGCCGAGACACAGCGTAAGACTGCCAAGGATCAAGCCGACATCAAGTTGGCCCAAGATCGTTTGCAGAAAGACATGCAAGAACACCTCGATGACAATCAAACAAAGATTGCGATTGAGAACGCGAAATTGATGCATCAGCCTATCCAACCGATGGCTCCTGCTCAACCACCTGCGGCACCCGCCGCGCCCCTAATGCCACCTCAAGGAGAACCAAATGGCAACGTCTGATCAAGAACAAAAGAGCGTGCTCGTACCTCAGCACAAGCGTCTCGCCATGGGTGAGAAGCTAGATGGCCAATCCATGCAAGCTAAGGGCGGCAAAAGCCAGCCTGCCAAGCGTAGCGGTGGCTTGTCTGGTGCCAAGAAGTCAAATGCTTGAACAACTGATTCACAGAATCAAAATACGCCAAGCTGAGATTCATGTGTCCCTTGCACAAGGGGTGCCGGCATCTTGGGATGGCTACCAACGCATGGTCGGTGAATATCAAGGACTGCAAGCTACCTTGGACATGATCGATAACATGTTGGATGAGGATAAAAATAGAGATTGATAGCCCCACTCCGGGGTGAGACCGCGCTGACTAAGCGCATAACGATGCACCTGAGATATGGTGTTTAGGAGTTGATGATGAGTGAGAAAGAGAAAATCATGGCCTTCGAGGCCACGCACGACACGCCTGACCCGCAAGAGTTGGCGTGGGCATTTCCAGATGTGAATCCGGGAATGGCACCGCTTGGAGGACGAGTAATCGTTCAACTGCGGCGCATTAAAAAGAAAACAGGACGCATCGTTCTGGTCGAAGAGACCAAAGAGAACGAAAAATGGAACAACATGATTGGCAAAGTCATCGCGTTGGGGCCATTGGCGTACAAAAATCGTGACACCATGACCGCATGGCCTGAGGGCGCGTGGGCACAGGTAGGCGATTTCGTCCGAGTCCCCAAATGGGGCGGTGATCGTTGGGAAATAAAAAACCCTGAAGGTGACCAAGACGAAGACCCGGTGCTGTTTATGACGTTGAACGACCACGAGTTGATCGCCACCGTCACAAGCAACCCACTTTCTTTTAAAGCCTACGTCTAACAGGAGGGAACAATGGCTGATCCAAACGATAAACAGGAAGATATTGCGATCATGGAGGAGCAAGATGGCTCCGCAGTGGTCGATTTGCCTGAAAAAATGCTTCAAGGTGAAAACTTTGACGAAAAAGCAGATGGTGGCAATGTCCGTGATGACGATGCAGACCATCCAGATGACGATGATGAGTTGCGTGCGGCTAAACGTGGCCGCCGTAGGGCCAAAAAAGACCTGATTCGCAAGACAAATCAGGAAAAAGACGCCCGTCTGACGCAACTACAGCGTGAAAACGAAGAATTCAAGCGTCGCTTGGGCCAATTGGAGCGAAATACCAAGTCAGAGCACTTGGTTCGCATCGATAAAGGCATTGAGGACGCTCAAACAAGGCTTGAATACGCCAAGATGAAGCTGTCTGAGGCTACTCAGAACGGTGATGGCGAGGCAATGGTCGAAGCACAGACCATGTGGCAGGCCGCGCAAGAGGAAGCACGTAATTTGATGTCACTGCGCCAGCAGGCTGACCAAGAATTGCGCCGCCCTCAGCAGGATAACTCTGAGTTGCCTGATCCACAGGTTCAAAAGCTGGCCGCCCAGTGGATGCGCCGCAATAAATGGTACAACCCAGCGGCTACAGACCCTGATAGCCGTATTGCCAAGAAGATTGATGAGGTCATGTCTACGCAAGGCTGGAACCCAACCGATCCCGATTATTGGGAAGAGTTAGATAGCCGCTTGCAAAGAGAGTTACCTCACCGCTACAATGATTCCAATGACAACGAATCCCGTGATGTCAGACGACCAAGGAATGTTGTGGGAAGTGCAGGACGCGAGGCTTCGGCCGCTTATGGTGGTTCTAACCGCACCCAATTTGTTTTATCTCCTGACCGAGTCAAGGCGATGAAAGAAGTGGGTGCTTGGGACAATCCTGAGCGCAAAGCACGAATGGTCAAGCAGTTCATTGAATTCGATCGTGTCAACGGTCGCCGCAACTAAATCTAAGGGGAAAACATCATGGAATCACGTCTTAAAAAATCTCTCAATGCTGGTGGCCGCAATGATCGCGCAAGCGAGGACGCAAGCCGCAAAGCACCTGAGGATAAGTTCATTTCAAAGCAGGAACGTCGCAAGATGTGGAGCGAGGAATGGACGCAATCAGCATTGCCAAAACTGCCCGACATGGATGGGTGGCACCTTTGCTGGCTTTCGACAACCAACAGCTACGACAGCATTGATAAGCGGATTCGCTTAGGGTACGTTCCCGTTAAATCGGATGAGTTACCCGGCTATGAAGACTATCGAGTGAAGTCAGGTGAGCATGTTGGATATATCTCATGTAACGAGATGTTGCTTTTCAAATTGCCCATGGATATTTTCCAAGAGATCATGACTTATCACCATCACGACCAACCTCGTGAAGAGGCTGAAAAGATTCGTGTTCAAGTGGAAAGCCTCCAAGGACAGCGTGACAGCAATGGTCGTTCACTTGCGAGTGTTGAAGGCGAAGGTATTGGCTCTCTTGATCAGCAACCCAACCGAACGCCCGTATTTTCGGGTTAACTAAGGAGTAAATTATGAGTGCAACCTCTGCTCCGTTTGGCTTGCGTCCTGCGTTCCATCCCTCTGGTTTGGATCGTGCTCAGGCGCTCGCTGGCGGCATCCCATCTGCATACAACACGGCCATTCTCAAGGGCCAGCCTGTACGCTATCAAACTACTGCCATTGGCGGTACTCTCGGAACCATCTGCCCCGCCACCACTTCTGGTGCTTGGGTTGGTGCTTTTGCTGGCGTTGAGTTTACAGACACCACAGGCCGTGCCCGTGTGTCTAACTACTGGCCTGCAAACACTGCATATACCACTGGTACATGCGTGGCTTACTTCTACAACGACCAAAACATCGTTTATGAAATTCAAGCCGATGGTTCAATGGCTCAAACCTCAATTGGTAATGAGTTCAACTTCACAAACGTAGCCGCTGGTTCCACAACCACAGGTTTGTCGCAAGCCACTTTGGGCTCTGCAACTGCCGTGGGCAATGGTTCACAAGGTCAGATGCGTGTTGTTGACATTGCTCCCTATCCGGGCAATGACTGGGGCGATGCTTACACAATCGTGCGCGTCGTATGTGCCAACTCGCAATTCTTCGGTGCTGTCACCGCAATTGCTTAACTAGCCAAGGAGTAAAAAATGGCCGCACCAATGCGCAGTACGGACTTTAGAAGCATCGTTGAACCAATTCTCAACGAGTGTTTTGACGGAGTCTATGATCAACGTGCCGACGAGTGGAGCCGTGTGTTCCGCGAAGAAGACGGCATTCCACGTAACTACCACGAAGAACCCGTCTTGTACGGTTTCGGAGCCGCACCTCAGTTACCTGACGGTACGCCCGTGACCTATCAACAAGGTGGTGTGCTCTTCTTGAAACGCTACCTGTACAAAGTGTACGGTCTTGCTTTCGCCTTGACTAAAGTCTTGGTTGAAGACGGCGACCACATCCGTATCGGTCAGGTGTATGCACGTCACTTGGCTCAGTCTTTGGTGGAAACCAAAGAACTGTTGGCCGCAAACGTGTTGAACACTGCGTTCAACAGCGCCAACCCCGGTGGCGACGGTGTGTCTTTGATTAACACATCGCACCCCATCGTTAACGGCACTTTCAGCAACCAATTGGCTACTGCCGCCAACTTGTCACAGACCTCTTTGGAACAATTGTTGATCCAAATTCGTCAAGCAGTTGACAACAACGGCAAGAAGATTCGTTTGGTTCCACGTCAATTGATCGTGGCTCCCGGCAACATTTTCCAAGCTGAAGTTTTGTTGAAGTCTGTGCTCCGCACAGGCAACGCAAACAACGACATCAACCCAGTTAAATCTATTGGTTTGCTGGACGAAGGTGCCGCTGTTCTGTCTCGTTTGACCAACCCTAGCGCGTTCTGGGTTCAGACCGATGCACCTGAAGGCTTTAAGCTGTTGATGCGTCGTCGTTTGGAGAAGACCATGGAAGGTGACTTCGAAACCGACACAATGCGTTACAAGGCTACCGAGCGTTATGACCTCGGCTTTACAGACCCACGTTGTGCTTTCGGCACACCCGGCGTCTAAAGTGACAGGGGCTGGTGTAAAAAGCCAGCCCTTTTTTTTAAACTGATCATGCTTTTCAAGGAGAAGATCAATGCCTCAATTTTCTGACGACCTATTCTTAGGCCCTGCACAGACCTACATGGGTACTGGCATCCGTAACTACTCAACCACCGCAACTGGTGGCACAGGTGGTTCTTCCTCTACAACTCTGACTGTGACTGCTGTGGGCTTTGGCGCACCAATCACTCTTGGAATGTTTGTTGACGGCACTAGCGTGACCGATGGCACTTACATCACTGCATTTGGCACTGGTACTGGTGGCACTGGCACTTACACGCTGAATCAAGCAATCAACGTGGCAAACACTACTGCGTTGACTCTTCATAATTTAGAGCCCTTTGATAATCCATCTCCTATGAGTTTGGGTGTTGGCCCCTTGGGTCGCATCTATGTGTGGGATGTGGTTCCTCAAGCCGCTGTGGCGAACAACATTGCCGCTTCACAAACTCCTGCCGCCGCTGGTTCATTGACGTTGACTGCTGGCACGAATGTGAAGTCGGTCATTACGACCTCTGGCACTTCTGCTTTGGCACTTGATATGCCTCGCGGTGTTCGCGTGACGACTGCAACTGCCGCAGTTGCCACTTTGTCCAGCGTCGTGATTGCCAACACAAGCGGCGGTATTACCTTTACTTCGCAATCTGGTTTGGTAACTGGTCAGCGTTTGACTATCTCTGGCACTTTGGGTGGCACAGGTACCATCACTGGCTACACAGACCCAACAACCTACGTCCTGACCGCTGTGACAGCCACTTCCGCAACCCTGACTACTACAGCAGGCGCGGCAGTTGTGACCACCGCAGGCACACCAACAGGTTTGACCTACACCTTGGGCGTGGCTCCTGTAACCGTGACCGTGTCTGGTTTTGACATTTACGGTCAAGCAATGAGCGAAGCAATTACTTCCAGCGCCGCTGTAAGCACCGCCGTGAATGGTTTGAAAGCCTTCTACCTCATCACCTCTGTAAGCGTGAGTGGCGCTACTGGTACTGCTCTGACTGTTGGCACAACCAATGTGTTGGGTATTCCAGTTCGCGTTCCTAACGTGGCTTATGTGGTTGGCGTTAAGAGCAACAACACCTTGGCGCAAGATGCTGGTACGTTTGTGGCGGCTGACACCAATACTGCTACAACCACTACTGGTGACGTTCGCGGCACATATACCCCTGCCACTTCATCGAACGGCATCGTTCGTACCGTGATGGCAGTCCTGTTGCCAGCCATCGCTGTCGGCCCTAACGCAACCCGCGTTGGCGCTCTTGGCGTCAC